TAAGACATGAAGCGCAGTGAAGCAATAGATTTTCTGAACAATCTACTTGCAGTAGATGTGATGGAACTTATCAAAAACTATAACGACCCAGATGCAAAAGACATGGGGTATGTGATGCTGTCAGGATACGACCTGTTTCATATACTGGAAGCACTTATTACAAGTGAAGGAGAAAAGTAATGCGTGGAATACTGATTGACCCGTTTGCACAAGAGATTGTGGAAGTAGATTATTCTGGTGACTGGAAAGACATTAAAAAGTTTTTGCAGTGTGACTTATTTACAACAGTCTATATGCCAGACACAACAGATAGTATCTTTGTTGATGACGAAGGACTATATGTAGAGAACCAGAGGTACTTTAAGTTTGCCTCTTACCCACAGCCATTGGCAGGTATGGGCTTAGTATTGGGTTGCAACACAGAAGGCGATAGTGTATCATGTGAGTCTATCCTTGAGCAAGTGAAGGCCATGGTCGAGTGGTGTGACGAAGGCACAAGTGTAGAACCTATGATGACCTTCATTGCATTTGATGAAGACGATACAAAAACTTTATTACATAAACTATGTGGAGACTAGATGACAAAGAAAGTTAGTGAGAAGGACTACGAAAAACTCTACGAGTTTCTACTGACTGACCAGCTTGACCATAGTCAGGCTGTGCAGTTTGTAAATAGACGACCAGAGTTTAAGGCGTGGTTGAAAAAATACTTTGAGAAAAAGTATGGAAGCGAGTATAATGCCGATAACAATATCAATCGTTGAGTGTCTCATCCTTGTGGGTGTGTGGCTCAACACAACAATCAATGTTTATAAATTTATAAAGGAAAGTAAATGATTAACAAATACTTTAACTATATTTTCTATGCTCAACTGACAGCAATCGTTGTGCTTTGTTTCTTAATTCTAGTGGCGGTGTAGCATGGCACGATATGAAATTGTATTCGTGGTGGAAGCACCTGACGAACTGGCGCACGAGCCAGAGGATGTAGTGAAGCTACCTTGGTGGCCTTTCATTGGCGAAGACCCAATGTCACCTGAATGGCTGGAGTATATACTTGTGCGTGAGTTAATTGAAGACGAGAATATGTTTGACTTTATCGACCCTGATGGGATTAATGTAATCTTTGAAGACAGGGACGAGGAGAAACAATACTTTGACGCAAGGCGACAACAACAACAACAAAAGAAAGAGCCACCTGAATGGCTCAAGTTAGTGGTGAATAACGATGACCAAAAAGATACGCAAGAGGACGACAGCAAGGCGCAGGAATAACTACGCTCAAGCATTAGAGGATACGAAGTATCATGGCAAGAAAATCGAAAGTGGAAAGACCTACAATCGGCAAGCGCAAAAAGAAATGGCGTGTCGAGATATGGATGGAGAGTGACAACGAACCGCATCCTATCAAGTGGGACTGGGAAAACTTTATCGGAACTGAACCGAACCTAATTGTGTTTGAAGAAACACCAGCAGACAAGTGGAGTGAAAGAATAGATGGCAACTAAGCATCGCAATATGTATAAGAAATGGCATGAAGATTGGCTTGCAAGTGACTGGCATGTAAAGAAAAAACCAAGTGCCTTCCTATGTGAAGGACAGGTACAGACAGACGAGTACACAGTGACACACAAGACACACAACAAACAGTGGAGCAGGGTAAAGCTTGGGCAGGAGTGGCAACATGAACGAATCTGGGATGATGTATGATTGAGACAGCATTACTATGCCTCGCACTTAATGTGTATCACGAGGCTCGCAACCAACCAACAGTGGGACAGCTTGCTGTTGCACAGGTGGTGATGAACAGAGTAAAGGACAGTCGCTACCCCAACACTGTATGTGGTGTGGTGCGGCAAGGCAAACACTACACAGGAGGCGAACCTATTCGCAATCGTTGCCAGTTTAGCTGGTATTGCGATGGCAAGTCTGACCAGATGCGTAACCTAGATGCGGCAGACAAGGCAATCACCATTGCTAAGTATGTACTCGCTGGTAACACAGACGGAATGTTTGATGGTGCTACGCACTACCACACTGACCAAGTGTTTCCAAACTGGGCAAGCTACAAAACTTTTATCGTTAAGATTAACGACCACATATTTTATAGATGGGATTAACATTAATGATAATTAAGTTTAAGTATAATGGAGAAATATATACTATAGACTTAGAAGATACTTTATTTACTATGGTTGTAGTTATATTATTTATATTAGTATTTACTTTATAAGGATTAGTCAATGAACATATTTGTATTACATACTAGCCCACGCATTGCGGCAGAGATGCACTGCGACAAGCATGTACCCAAGATGGTACTTGAGTTGGCACAGATGCTGACGACTGCCCATCATGTGTACGAGAGTGAGCCGTGGGAAGGCATGTACAAACAGGCACACCTCAACCACCCTTGTACTAAGTGGGTGCGTGAGAATGCAGCTAACTATACTTGGGCGGCACGACACTTTGAAGAACTAGCAGGGCAGTATATGCTACGCTTCGGCAAGGTTCACAAGACTTGGAAAGAACAAGCTAAGTATCTGACCAAGCGACCAGTCAATATGAAGTACACGAGTTTGTGTTCACCATTTGCACAGGCTATGCCTGACGAGTACAAGAATGAAGATGCAGTGACAGCATACCGAACATATTACATTAACGACAAGCAACGCTTTGCTAAGTGGGAGCGTGGTGTAGATGCACCTGATTGGTGGAAGGAAAAAGTAAATGAAATTCACAGAGCGTAAGCAAGCCATAATGACAAAACAATACGAGGAGATTCACAGTAGACAGCTCCCTCACATGATAGGTGGTATGGTTATGTATCATGTGTGGGATATACAAAACCTGTGCATGAAATATAAACCAGCTACAATGCTAGACTATGGATGTGGTAAAGCGTATGGGTACAGGACTAGAAAGATACACAGGTTATGGAATGTGACTATGAACCTGTATGATATAGGTATACCTGAATACAATAAATTACCTGCGCCTGATGTGCAAATTGACAGCATTATTTGTTGTGATGTATTGGAGCATATTCCAGAGGAAGAAATTGACAGCGTGTTAGAGTATTGGTACTCACTCAATCCCAAGTTTGTGTATGCAACTGTTGCCCAGTACCCAGCCGTTGCTAAGTTGGAAGACGGACGCAACGCTCATGTGACGCTTAAAGAAACAGACTGGTGGGAAGAAAAGTTTTTTAAGTTTCTTAACTGTCCTACCTATGTTCTTTATTATCCATCAGCTAAAAATTATATCAAGCATGTATATAAGAAAGGATAAATAATCATGTGGGCTAAATCTAAAGCAATACTTGTGGCCTTTGATGACAAGCGAGATAAGCCTACATACAACATCGCTGAAGCGTTCATTGGGTCTAAGCCTATCTGCATACCCCTGAATGCAGAGGAGCAACTGGTGGTAGGCTCTGGGCGTTCTACGCTAGGTGTAAATGAGGAGGCTACCCTGCTCTACGAAGACAGGTGTGACATGCCAGTGGTGGCTAAGATATTCTATGGCAATGCCATACTACTAGAAGGTGAAGCAAGGTGGGACGATGAAGATTATAAGGCGTAGCATATACTCAAACGACATACACAGTATGGACTTGCCCATTACGCTTGAGCATATCAGGCAGTGGCAAGCAGGTAAGTCAATCCAGTTTGTGTTTAAGGACTTGACATTTTCTGAACGAGAATTTATTTTAAATGGAACAGTGGCTGACGAGCAGATTGAGTTAGCCATGATGGAAAAAGAACTAACAGAGGCACAGATACACTAATGACAAACAATCTATGGGACAAAGATAAAAAGACAATCTTTCGTGAACTGTATCACCAATACCTAGACGAGGGGTACAATCAGAAGGACGCAAAGAAACTGGCAAAGGAAGAGGCAGACGAGATGTATGCAGAACAGATTGGCTTTGCCTTTGGCGTGGTTGAAAAGGAATACGAGAATGAATAGAAACATAGACCTTGACCCAGCCAAGCGGTCATGGTATTACGATGACACAGGAATTAAGCGTGACAAGAAAACAGGAAAGGCAGTAGATGAAAGTATCACCAGAGAAACGCAAGCTTCGGAAGAAAGCAATCAAACATCAGAACAGAACCGATAAGAAGATTACATTTAGCGAGGCACTTAAACATGTACAAAATGTTTTATCAAGCGAAGGGAAGTGAGCCGAAGCTAGTTGAGACTGTCCACAACAGGACTGCGATGCACGAGTTTCTTGACCTGCGTGAGCAGCTTGCAAAGGCTATGGACTTTTACACAAAAAGAGAAGGCGACAAACTAATACTGCTTGACAACACCAAAGAAGTTGGTGTATACTATGCAACGCAGACGAGACAGAAAGAGGATTAGATGACAGCAGAAAAGAAAGTTATTAGCAGAGGTGAGTGTGACAAGTGCAACTCCTCTGACGGAAACGTATTGTATGCAGATGGTAGTAAGTATTGTTTTGTTTGTAATACTTATTCACATTCTGACAATAGCAACAGTCACACCGACAGAAAGATTTATAGCATGACTACTTCAACACAGCTTAGTCGTGGCAATGTATTACCTATTACTGACCGCAACATAAGCCAAGCTACGGCACAGCAGTATGGTGTAACACAGACAGAGGGCAAGCACTTCTATCCTTACTACGATGTTAATGGTAGTCAGGTAGCAAACAAGGTACGACATACTGCAAACAAATCTTTTATGGCTGAAGGCTCTATGTCTAAGGCTACACTATTCGGTCAACAGTTGTTCAATCAAGGCGGTAAGTATATCACCATCTGCGAAGGTGAGATTGACGCTATGTCTGCCTACGAGATGACGGGTAGCAAGTGGCCTGTTGTGTCCATTCGTAATGGCGCACAGTCAGCAGTCAAGGATTGCAAGGAACAGTTTGAATACCTTAATAAGTTTGAGCAGATTGTTATTTGCTTTGACAATGATGAGCATGGCATTGCGGCGGCACAGAAGGTAGCACAAATCTTCGAGCCTAACAAAGCTAAGATTATGCACATGACATTGAAGGATGCTAACGAATACTTGATGAAGGGTAAGCGTGAAGAATTTGTCAAGGCTTTCTGGGAAGCACGACCATACACACCAGCAGGTATTGTGAACCTTGCACACTACGAAGGTTTGTATGACGAGGACGACAAGCTGTCTGTTCCATACCCATACGAAGGACTTAACAAGATGTTATATGGTATGCGTACTGGTGAGTTGATTACATTCACAGCAGGCACAGGCGCAGGTAAGTCCAGCATCATTCGTGAGTTGGAACACCACATCCTTAACAACACCAAGGATAACATAGGCATTATATCTTTGGAAGAAAATGTCAAGCAGACTATCTTCCATCTCATGTCAGTAGAAGCAAGCAAGCGTTTGTATATCAAAGAGGTTCGGCAAGACGAGAGCCAAGAGCAGCTTGATGCTTGGTACAAAGCCACGGCAGGGACAGGCAGAGTGTTTGCCTTTGACCACTTCGGTTCTATCCAGACGGATGAGATATTGTCACGTGTTCGATACAT